GTTGTTGCGAGTCCGTTCTGTTTCTAGGTGGTGCTCATACCCACCAGCATTATGCCGCTAGGGCGTAACCTGTAGGTGCGAAATTTTCATTTGCATTTAGTTTAATTGACCAATAACGCAGTCATCCGGTAAACTCCACTTTCACTTTCACACCTGTCGATCCTAATTTCGACCCCATCAAAAAGATACGCTCAAGAGTTTTTCTAACTTCTAAAATTTGAAGTCTCAATTCTTCATCTCTTGTGTTATGATGAAGTTCTACCAACTCTTTAGTGTGTTTCAGTTCAAACTCTAAATATTCTTTTGAATATTGTTTCATTGTGTATCCTTATGGTGGAGTCGCTGGGTACCGCCCCCAGGTCCAGAATGTGTCCACGTTGCTTCAACGTTTACAGGTTATATATTAACATAAAGGATGGATTAAGTAAACCCCTATATTATAGTTTTAATACTGTGACTTTTAAATCACTTTTTACGAAGCTTTGCTTTGATATCCTCGAGTCCGGGTTTGACGTACGGTTTGGATTCCGGTACCGGTACAGCTTCAGTGGGTTTCTTATCCCATCCATGGCTGCTTCTAAGAGCGGAGATTCTTTTCCGTATATTATTGGTTTTTTCATAGATAGATTCTACCTCTTTTTGACGCTGTTCCATCTTATTCTTGTGGTCAGTCATCCGCCACCAATTAATAGCTTTTTTAAGGATACATTTCATATTCATGACCTAAGCCGTCAAAACGATAGGCTAGAGTGTAATACAAAGCATCAATGGCTTGATACAATTGTTCTAGAGTGCCATTATTATCAATAACATAATCAGTCATCCATGGTTCTAGACTCATAGACGACTTATCTTCAGGTGGAAGATGGTCTGAGCGATCTACCCAAATAGCACAATCAATCAAGCCAGCATTCTTGATACCATGGAATTCACGTTTATTACGAAGACCTGCATAGATGTCAGAAATCTCAAAGATCTCACGGCCAATGGTAGCAGGATCGTCTTTACAGCGTGCAGCAATAAGATCATACCATTCTGATCTATGGTTACCACGATCTTCAAAACATTCTTGTACAGTCTTATAACCATATAGTGGTGCCAATACAGGAAATACAGTATGCTCTGCATTATGCATACTTGAAGATGCAAACTGCAATCCGTATTTTGATTCAAAGTATTCTGCTACAGTATCTTTACCGTGTCGAGCATGTCCGACAATCAATAGTTTCATTATTAGTCTTTCTTATAAAAAATGTGAGCGCCAATTTTAGTTACTTCAGTATAAGCATTTGCCCACGAAGGATTTACGTAGTCAGCGTGGTAAAACACTGCACCGTGTACAAAGTCATCTTCTTCATTTTTATATACCCTTTCAGCAATATCTTTGGCAATTTCCCACTGCTCGGTTTCTTTTGGAGTATGGTCTTTAATCGTATGGGTCCAGCTAAATTGCTTACGCTGATATACTACTTTACATACATTATTTGGCCAGCTTTTATGCGCTACACGGTTCATCGTAACCTGTGCAACTGCGATTTGGCCAGCAATTGGTTCACCACGTGCTTCGTGGTAGATGTTAAGCGCGAGGCAGGTTTTATCCTTTACTGCCTTGGCCTTTGCTTCTTCTGATGTACAGCCTATAATAAAACCAACTACTATAGCTACTGTCATCATAAATGATAGTGCGTTAGTGATTTTCATTGTTCTGCCTCATTAATTATTACATTATTACAACTGTTATACCATATATGAAAAGGAGTGTAAACAACTATTTTCGCTTAATCTAGTTTTTTTATGCCAAGGGCCCAGTTCTCTGCAGCATCCTCGACATACCGCAAAGATTTGTTAGGGAAATCCTCTGTAAAAAACATTCTACCGTTATCATCAAAGTACTTGATATAGGTCATTTCTTCTTTTAAATCCATATGGACTTCACAATGACCTCGGCCAGGAGGATCAGCATAATACGTTGAGATTTTTCTATTCATCATGTACAAATTCCTCTACCATTGGGAAGATCTTAGCGATTGCCTTAGCAACTTCACGCGCAACTTCAATGTGTTCTTTCTGTGTTCCGTTACCTGAGCGTAGTTCAATGTAATGAACCCAAGAACGAAGTGTTCCATTCATATACACCTTGCTTACAGTATTGCCTTCAGGAAGAACACAACGTGCCTGTTCTTTTGCAATACCATTCATAATTGCCCATTGATACGCTAGTTTTGCTTCATGAATAATCTGGGTTTGTTTCATTACCCAAGCTTTTTGCAATTCAAGATCGTCACTTTCAATACTATTCTGACGATTCTTCGGATCTTGTAGACGCGCTTCTCTTAGAACAAAGGAAACATCAAGGTCGTTAGGATCGGCGTAGCGCTGGCTAAATTCCTGAAAGTAGAAGCTTCTGTGTCGGAGGATTTGCCGCGCGATGTCCCGCGTTGTGTCGATCCCGATTGTGGCGTTGCACATTTCGAGTGGTGACCAGTGTTTGTGCTTGACGAGATATCGGACAAGTCTTTCTCCGGTGTCTTTGTTGAACTGGTTAGCTGGGTTAGATACTCTGGCACAGTAGGCAATAAGCTCGAGTGCGTCATTGAAGTGCTCCTTAAATTCTTCTGCTGGTGCTGGTTGCACAACCAAATAGGCTTTCATAGCCTCATTTGCAAATTTCATATTATTCTCCCAGCGAAAGAAGAGGATTACGAGCGCCTTTCATTTCAGACCCGCCTTGAATGTATTTCACATAGGCCTTACCGCTAACTTTATATTTAATAAACCTACGATTGGTTTCCTCTTTGTTAGGATTTTCGAGGGTAATAGTAATATCTTTACCCTTTGCAAGTGCATCGAGCTTCCGAAGCATTTTGTCTGCGTTTGTTACGCCTTGACTGCCGTATCCAATGGATGAACGACGCTCACCCTTTGATACGTTGCCAGTGCTCTGTCTTTTCTTTCCCATAATATTCTCCTAGAATTTAAAGTCTTCAAATTTTTTCTGATCTTCACCCTGATTGGTTCGATCAAACATTGGTGTGTCTTTCATTAAGTTTTGGCTAGTATCATCAGCATCAAACAATCTCATCTTAGATCTATCAATACCAACAACAAAGCGTTTGTTTTTATTTGGGTCGTTGTATCTATTCTTCAATTGTTTGACCATAATCTGGCCTTGTGCATCTAACTCTTCGCTGGATACCAAAGCGAACATTAGGTCTGCGGTAGCGGGTAGTCCAAAAGACTCGGAGGTATCTTCAAGCCCAGGATCCGAACTAGAATAACCAGTACGAGTCGTTTGGGTTGCAGAGACGATCGGTAAGTCGAATTCGACGGCAAGGCCACGTAGTTCTTCAGCAATGGCTTTAATGTATGCATAGCTGTTTACTGATCCTCCCATTTTCATTCTTGCTGATGCACAGATATTAAGATAATCTACAAAGATAATATCTGGAACAAAGGCTTTTTTAAGTTTCAATTCATTCAACAATGCTCTGAAGTGATTAGCATTAGCCGAACCGGTTGGATACTCTTTAACAATAAGTTTACCATTAGTTTTAGTCTTAAGACTGTTTACACGATCTTTAAACATCTGCTCATCCATACTATCAATTTGTTCGATAGGAATGTCAAGCAAGTTGGCGTCGATACGTTCAGCTACACGTTCTTCACTCATCTCCATGGATATATATAGAACATTTCTGCCTTCATTCAAGGCTGCAGCTGCAACATGGCACATAAACAGAGACTTACCTACGCCAGTGCCAGCAAGAGCAATGTTCAGTGATTTATTAGCAAGGCCGCCTTTAGTAATTAGATTGAAATATTCGATATCAAATGGGATCTTTTCTTCCTGTGAATGATAAAATTCATATCGTTCATTAACATTCTCAAGATAGTCATGACCAATATTTGTATCAAATGTAACCGCCAAAGCTTTTTGTAGGATATCAGGCAAAGCATTTTTTGTGAGGGTCTTATGCTTACCATCAATAATGCTAATAGACTCCATAACAGCATTGAATAGTGCACGATCTTGACACCACTTCTCTGTTTTATTATAAAGCCATTCATCATCAATATCTTCAATCTTAAAGATTTCTGGGATGATTTCTACTGCATGACGATAGTGCTCATCAGACATAGTTTGATTATCATCAAGTTCAATCTTAAATGCTTCAGCTGTAGGCAGTTTATTATACTTGGCAACAAACTTGGCTACTTCACGAAATAGTTGTTGATATACTCCTTCAAAATATTCGGGTTGGATGAAAGGGAGTACACGCCTCATATACTCATCATTCACCAATAGGTTTCTTAGAACAGTTTGTTCTATGTTTGCATTAATCAAAGTTCACCCTTTTCTCGCATTGCAGCACGGATCTTAGTTGCTGAGATACTATGTGTCTCTTCTCCAAGATCGTGTTGCGTGAATGTGTAACCAACACCTCGACCGTAGCTAATGTCTACGATGTTTGGTACTTTCATAATAACATATTCAGAGCCCGGTGTAAACCCCTCTTCTCGCAATCCATCTTCAATAGCATCACAAACATAATCGTAATAAAATGGATTATCATCTTGGGTTGCAGTACGTCCACCTCCGGCATCTTCACCAACAATGCCTTCGACGTCACGTACCATAATAACCACTTGGCCTACATCTGCATGCGCTTTCTTAAATAGCTCGGTGTGCCCGTCATGCCATGGCTGCCAACGACCAAGCATTTCTGCTGTGGGCTTCTTCCAATCAAACATTATATTCTTCCTTTAGCACTCTTGCTATTTCTTCGATCGCTTCTTCTGTTTCAAACTTATCCACGCGAATATCCCAGTCCTTGGGATTCTCGAAGATCTTGTTTGTGTCTTCAAATCGCCCGGTGGTAATAGTGTCCATCCAAATAGTAATATCCGCGTCAAACTCTTTACGGGTTTCACACGTAGGGCACACGAAGTCACAGATAACTGTTCGCCCCCGCTTGTGTTCGAAGTTAGCGAAGGTGTTCATACGTTCCGCCTGCCGGCGGCGACCAGGACCACTGAAGTCCCAGTCGTTCGCCATGTTACGAATACTGTCTGCGTTGTACCACGCACACTCTAGCTGTTTCTGTAGTCGCTGGGCTAGATAGGTCTTACCACTGCCTGGTAGACCGCAGATCAAGATTTTCATTATTTTTTATTTTCAAGCGCGCGCGCTGCATTCTCTAATATTGAATCTAATATCATACTTGCATGGTCTTGTAAATCAGTATTTGAATCACTCAATTCATCGTCAGGGGATGATACGACGTCAAAGTTAAATGTCATATATTCTTCATCATCTGACACTTTAAGTTTAGTGAACTTGAGAATCGTTTCAGTAAAAGCTCCAGATAGAATACGAATATCCCAATTTTCACCTTCTGAGGGAACAAGTTCATAATCTACGTTTTCATTAAGCAACGGTTTACCTTCTAAATCAAATGCGCTCATACTAAATGCCCTCTATCGTTGTAGCCAGGATATTTTAAATCTGGCAGAATTTTTTCTACGTTAAATTGTATATGGTGTAAATATCGTTTTTCCATATCATTAAAAGCGTCTCTAGAATGCATGCTAAACGTTTGTTCACTAATAACCACATCTCCATCTTCCCATTGGTGAGAATACACGAATTGTGGTTGAGTCAGATATTGTAAAAGCTCATCAGCGATTTCTAAAGATTTTTCTTCGCTCATACCTTCAATGCAACCGACTTGCAATGGGGAAAAGAAAAATGATTTATCCCCAAAATCGTTTTCTACGATAATATTGTCCCATATACCCATATTTTTTATGATAAGATTTTCTTCGATGCGCCATGCATGAGTGCTCCTATCGCTATCTTGTTGGTATCGTGTATTATAATGGGAAACCCTTAATCCGCCATAGAAATTCTTTTCTTCTTCAGAAAGGGCATTATATGCAAGAAAATTATTGGTAAAATTTGTTACTGATCCAGTAGTATCAGTAATGCCATACAGCCAAACACAAGGTCTTCTATCAGGATGCCCAATCCTATCACTGTGCCATTTTAATTCAGTTTTATGACTAAAATGTCCAGGTCCACCATTTGTACCAGGTTTTGCTGTAACTCTTAAAATTCCCGGATATTCTTTAATAAAGATATCCTGTTGATCGGACGGTAGATTATCCCAATATTCGGCAACATCTGCAAAATCATAACTACCAAATGATCCACAAAAGTCTAACTCCTCTCTGGGAGTTAGCTTTTGATTTTTCCACACAACAACAACGTTTTTGCGCAACAATTCAAGTGCTTCAAGCTTATCTTCTAAAGACATATCCTGAATTCGGTTATGTATTCTAACAACCCAACCATTTTCCAAAAACGAATATTCTAATGCCAATTGTTATTCCTCGCTTTCTAGTACAATATCATCCATATTAACAAGAGACTCATGTCCAATTTGATATTGTTTTTTCAAGAATTCTTTAAAGTCGGTGTTCTCAAAGATAGGTTTCCAGAATTCTTCTGTTAGTGTATCCTTTGCACGATATTTAGTATCTACCAATTCGCCTGTTTCTTGATCTACATGACAGAACCATCCATTCGACGGTTTAGCAGCATAGTTACCAGCAAGAGCAACATCAAGAAGACCTGACCATTTCTCTACGCCACCTTCCCATGATACCGAAATAGGGATCTTGGACTTTTCTTTAACAAAGCGAGACTTCTCAACATTGATAACAAAGTGATAACCTTTAATCTCAGTACCAACTTTATCTTGTTGACGACCGAGGATCCAGATATTATCTGCAGAGTAATAAATCCCAGTGCCACCAGATACAATAGCTTTAGGAAACAGCCCAATTTCTTGATATGTATGGTTAATAGCCAACATAGGAATATTCTTCATAGCAAGATATGGTGTTGCCATACGGAACAAACCTTTCAATGCTTTGGCTCGTGACATATCTGCTACTGACTTTTCATTCAGAGCATCTTCCATTTCTTTCTTCGATGCAAGGTTACCAATAGAGTCAATAACAACAATTACATTATCCTTACGATCAAGTTGCTCGAGCTGGCCAATAAGATCAAACTTAAGTTCTTCAACATTCATAATAGGAGTATGAAGAACCCGAGCAGGATCAATACCAAACTGCTTGAAGTATGACTGAGGTGAGCCAAATTCTGAGTCATAGAATAGAATCACTGCATCATCGTATTTCTTTAGATATGCACCTGCCATAAGAAGAGCAAATGAAGTCTTAAAGTGCTTTGAAGGGCCAGCGAGAACAGTAAGTCCAGGAGTAAGACCTCCATCTGGATCACCTGATAGTGCAACGTTCACCATCGGAACGTCAGTTTGCACCATATCTTTTTCATTGAAGAACTTTGACTCAGACAATACTTCAGTCGTCTTAAGCTTAGAGTTCTTTTTCAATCTGTCCATAATTGAAGACATTAAATAAATTCCCATTCGATATTTGTTTCATTAAACAGATCCATAGACATTTTCCATGAGTCAGCCCAACGTGGATCATCAGGATTACCTTGCATGACTACACGTTTTATTCCAGTTTGAATTAAACCAAGTGCACACCTGTTGCAGCAAGGCAATCCCGATACGTACATTGTAGCACCATCAAGTGATACTCCATTATATGTAGCGTTGTAAATAGCATTCATTTCTGCATGAACGATTAATTCATATTTAAGTTCACGATTATTATAGCGATAATCAGCATCATCTATACCACGAGGAAAGCCATTATAACCAGTGCATAAGACTTGGCCTTTATCGCTAACCGCCACTGCACCTACCTGTGTTGATGGATCTTTAGACCAGGAACTAACCTGTTGTGCCATCTTAATATAGCGAAGATCCCATTTGCGAGACATATCTTTTCCTAATGTTGTGGATGATTAATTATAGCAAAGTTATCCGCCAATGTAAACATCCATTTCTGGACGATACCAAACTTTTTGATTATGAATACGACCAAGCAGGTTATAAATTTGCGATGTTTCTTCTGATAGCTCTAGAATCTTTTTAGCAGTGCTAGGAGTCTGACACAGCCCCGATAGTTCAGCAAGACGAGTATATAGTGCCTTCTCAATATGTGAGATATCATTTACAGTAAGAGTGAAGTTTGTATTAGGTTTCATCGGGTTTCTTTTTCCTTTTGTGCTCTTAAGGCCGCAAGAATATAAAGCCTATGTTGTCTGTATTCTTGTACAACTTGCGCGAATGTCTTTGTCATGCTAGTAGCTCCGTTAGTGAGTGTGTACTATTATTTACTTTCTTTTGATATGCAACAGGCCTCCAAATATCTGGATACATAGGCGTATCATCTTCGTTCATCATATAATAACCAGAAGCATTAGTAAGACCACGACCTGAACGGTCAAGGTTATTCAAAAATCTAACATAGATGCATAATGTATCTTCATGTGCAACAGCATTAGTACCTAGGCGTTCAGTAAGATTTGCTAATGCCGCGTCATGATATTCGTGTTCGCTCATGCCCTTAGGTCTGCGAAACATTTGCTCGATTGCCTGTCTTGCATTATTGCCACAATACAAACTAGAATTTGGATCAACATACTGTGGATGGTACGTAGCGATGTCAGCAATCATTTGTGCATAAGGAAAGTTCCAGCGACGTACACCTCTATCAATATTCTTTTGATTAAGCCTGTCAGTCAATTTCTTTTGATCTAAAGGCGCGGCGTTATTCATAGCAAGATTTTCTTCTAACCAGCCAGTCAATTCCTTCATCAACTCTAGACCAAAGGTAGTAATGTGCTGTGTCAGATTCAAGCCCTTTATCGGTGTAGGATTTTGGTTTCCGATAGTAGAAAACATTTTGCGGTCTGCGGCTTTCCATTCCTTCATAAGGTTAGCCATTTCATCTGCAGTCTCATATAACCCAAAATGCGTTACCACTGAATGGTGATAACCGTGCCAATCCTTGCCAGCATAAAACCCTGAACCAGTACTACGATGAACGTAGTAGGCATAAACGTGTTCTAATAAAGACCACTTATCTGTCACATATTTTTTAACGCGTTCTTGCACGGCTACTGGTCGCTTCTTAAATACTCGCTGATCAGTGCCGTAATTTAAATCCTGATTGACATTATTGAAACCTTCATACGTACGAGATACACAATTGTAAGCAGGAATGTTTTGCATCAGCGGGTCGTTGACATGCTTATTGGCCTCAGGGCCAAGATAATCTAGGTCGCCGATTAGACAGTTCTCTTCTAGCCAAGCGGACTTTGGCCAGAAGTAATTTACGTAACAATCATAGTTTGGTCTTGTTTCAAGTGCTGTCATGACATGAATATCTCCAGTGGGTCGTGTGTTAGCTCACCCCAATTCTTCCTACGATACTTCATAGGATTTAGGTGAACCGATTGTGGTCGTTCCATGTTTCCAGTTGCATAGATTTCTGGATCCATATCGTACCATTGGTTAGGACATTTGACAATGCTCATGCCAAGATCAGTCATGCATCGCTCCATAAGCTTGACTACAGCAGAACGTTCTTCTCTAGAACCCGTAAATGGGCGCTTGTCATAGTATCCAGTCTTTGGCAACTTGCGACCTTCAAACTCGATAGGCCATGGCAATCCATACTCTACTTCAAGACCAGTGCTTTTACCAAAATCGTTAAGGCTACTTATCATGGTCTCAACATCAGCATTGAGACGAACAATATGATGGCGAATATCAATATTACCAAGTGATATAGTTAAGCCTTTATGATAAGATTTAATATGAGAACGAATATATTCAAAATCCGTATTAATTTGATTATTTAGAGTAGTTCCATCTTGTTTGACAGTTGAACTATTTAAAGGTGCATAGGCACACGTGTGACTATCACCAATAGCTAACCATTCATGCTTAAGATCAGAACCTACTATGCTTTTTGCTTCAGACAGTTTTTGAGTAATGGCATCACACCAGCCCTTATCTTCTACGTCTTTTCTCTTTTTTAGCTGTTCACCATAAGCAACAGGAGGACCATCTAGAAAAGTAATATTTTCTGCATTAAGAAAATTATCTACGCTTGATTTCAGAAAGTCATTAAACCCACCCATAAGATTAATTGTACCACCAAAGTTAGCGCCAGGTAATACGTAAATATCCTTATGAAATGAATTTTTATGGTCTAAATCAATCTCAAGGTTCTCTGACCACGTACGAGCATAGCCAAAGCTGTGGCTCGTTTCTTTTTTAGGTATTTTAGCAAATGTTCCAACTATCCTTGCCATAATATAAATCCCCTTAAACTACTAAATTAAAATGTCTTTCATATACATGCAAGTTCATTACTTGCCAGATCAGGTCACCTTTTGTAAGTTCATAACCTTCTTCATTTAGATTATCAATAGCACGATCCATAAGATGTTGTGCCCAAGCGTAATCATTCTTATAGCCAAATACTACATCATTAGAACGCATTTGCGATACCATATGCAGTTTATTATCACGAATATAAAATGTTTGAGCATTAGTACAGATAAAATCAGATTTACCATTTTCGTTGTACTCAGCCCAAATAGAGGGACGATTATAAATCATCTGAGCACGCCGGCTATCTGGATTCGCAATCAACTCGGCAATGGCGTTATAGTACTGATTATAAAACTTTGGAGAGTCTACAAGATATCCGTAGTTTGAATTGATATTACCATACTTATCTGCTGAATACTTCCAAGCAGCAGGAGCATCAGCACCGGACTCTGTGTTAATATCGTAGATGTTAGTAGACTGAGACTCGTACCAAGCAATCTCTTTATCAATGTATTCTTGATTAGGAATGCCGAAGATGGATGGTTCATCGGCGATGAATGATGCACCTAGCATCTCAATAGTCTTGGCACCAGTTTTATCAATGGTATATCGCTGGGCGTCCAGTTCGTCAAAGAAGTGGTCACGAATATCAGTCACTTTTAGCATTATCAGCTACTCTCTTTCTAAGTCCAGATGATGAAAATCTATGGTTCCGTTTGTTGAAGTGGAACTCAATACCTATTTTACGACAAATATCTTTGCCTGTAAACTCTTTTTCTTTATATTCTTCTCCTAGAATACGAATATTAATTGGATACATTTCTAGAATATCTAGGAGATCTTGTTCAGAATGATATACTACAATCTCATCAACATATTTCACTGCCGATAGTTGTGCGTATCTTTCTACAATAGTCTGAACGGGTTTATTCTTCTCAGGTCTATCGTAACTCGGATCGACCTGTAGTCCGCAAATAAGATAATCACATTGAGCCTTGGCTTCGCGCAGCATCATAATATGCCCGGCGTGAAGCAAGTCAAATGTGCTACAAGTAAATCCAACTTTCATGTTTATCCTATTTTTTACGTCTACGTTTTTTATTAACTGTTCGACGAACATCAAAAACTATTTTAAATAGTGGAAGAATTTCAATTCTAAACCAGCCTAGTCTAAAATTAAGTCTCATTTTTTTCCACTTGCCTTATATTTGATCGGCTTAAGAGCCTTTGCTTTTTTCTTTAAGCTTTTGTTTTCACGAATTGCACCAGATTTAGTTTTTACTAGTCTAGATTGTTTTGCCATGTTCATACCTTTTTATAAGCATATTCCAAGGCTCTGTCAGCCTCGATTTCAATTGGTCGGTTTTCATACCAACCACCATTTTCCATATCAAATTGCTTACATAGTTCAGCGATTTGAGAAGCTTGAATAGGATATTCCTTATCAATTGCTCTAGCCGATATTGCTACCATGATTTGATACATCTTATGATACCAACCGGTTTCGGTAATAGTAGAATATTCAGCAGCAAGCTTCTTAGGCCAAAACGGGCAATCATGATAACTTGACCAAATAATGTTGGTATTTTGCATCATCGACTTACGATGATTGACTACTTGTTCTACGAGTTCAGGAGGTAGTCGATCGAGAAACGTGTTACCACTCTTAGCCCTATCTACGTAGGGGTAACGGGCAAGAAGATTGTCAACATCAATAGGATTGCCACTCCCACTGAATATAAAATTATCAGCCTCGTCATATGTTGCAGGGATGTAATACATTCGGCTGAGGTCTTTACATTGTTTATCTCCTGACTCGTCAAGGTGAGATTGGAGTGCGAACCAAAAGTGTTTGATTTCTGCCACTGGTATATGGCGATCAAGTTCGAATACGAGTCGGAACTTTTTCTTAGTAGGGCGACTGCTTGCAGTGCTGTAGCAAACAAAGCGCCAATCACCAGCAAGTTTACGTACAAAATCATTTAGGTTTCCATCAATCTCAATGTCATCAACGTCAACAGCTGCCCAACCTGCCCAAGCAACAACATTCTTATTGGCTCGAGTAGTATCTGGTTTATATATAGCTGGCGAAAATAATTCAGCATCTACTTTTCCTTTCTTAGGTTGCTTAGACAATTCATACAGGAGTTTCTCTAGCTCGTCAAAGCTAGAGAAATCCATTCGCCGATGAGTTTTGTTGTCATAGGCATATCTTTGTTGTTCTTCCCACCAGCGAGGTGGTTTAAACAGCGTTAGGGATAGCACCGTGATTATCCTTATGTGTTGGTGGTGTCCATCCAGATGGCTTAAGAAGATCTGGAAGTCCAAATGGGTTTGGCCGGCCAGGCTTTACACCAGGCGATTTTGTCATATTCGCTTCGTATACACGATCCCATGCTTCATTAGGATCTACGCCGAATACATCTAGTGTTCCAATCGCAAAGACGCAAAGGTCAATCAGGCCATCAACAACTTCTTCAGCATCACGGTCAAAGAGTGCAGCATCAATAGTTTCATTCATTTCTTCCATACACATTTTAAGACGGAAGCGTAGATACTTCTGCATAAGTTCTTTATCGTGTTTATTCTTTTCCATCCAATCAGTAACACCAAACTTGTGGTGCATCATGCGGATATCATTAGGCCAGTCGCTCATATTATACTCCAATTGTTAACTTCATTATTATACTTCATATTTCTTATTTTGTAAATGTATTAATTCATCATACCACGCGTTCATATCAAACAAGTTGATAACCTTATCTGTTTTGTTAGCAGATACATTTATTGTTATTTTATTTGTATCACGGAGAATTTTTTGGCCGCAAATTACAACATCATCATTTATAACATCTTCAAATTTTATATCCTGATGGATTGGGAATCCATAAATGTTATTATTATGTTCAGCATTTTTATCATAACAGTAATAAAAATGATCTTTAAAATTATTATAATCAATCGTTATTGATTTGCTAGATTGGACACCGTATTCCTTAGAAGTTTCAGCTATAACAGTACTAAATAATTGATCTTTGAAATTATTCCTACTTAATCTAATAACATAAAAATTTTCTTCTATTAACATGCATTTAAATTTTTCAATATCGTCTAAATTTAAATTATTTGCTATATCGGTATGCAGAACTTTAAAAACAACATTATCATTAGATCTTGCTTTTTTTCTACAATAATTAATATACATGTTTATTTTTTCAGTATCTTCTGGTTTCATATATGTAAACAATTCTTCAAATAAGAAATTGCTGTCCTGCGATAGCAATTTCTGTAGATTTGATGATGCTGTTCTAGGATTAGCATATATTAATATGTTTTTTGGTATCATCCGAAAATATCATCCATTGTAATTTTCTCTTCAGCACTCCAGCCGATAGCATCCAGAATTGGCTCAAGTGGATCTAGGAATGTTTTTTGAAACTGAAGGTCATAATTGACATGCTTATGTAGCTTCAATTCTTCAGGCAAATACTCTGGAAATGCAATGACATTCTCTTTGACTGGATTAGGCATCTTAAGATAACAGAATTTTACTTTCTCACCAGCCTTAATAGTTTCATATGTTGAAGACAACCCGTTTATCTTTAGATGGTGATTATAAAGCAAACTCCCACGTACGTGAATGGGCGTGCCTTTTGCATAGACGGTTTTACGACGTTCCCATTTCTTAAGATCACTTACTCCACGAGGGAAGGCAACTTTCTCGGGAGGAAGCTGTTTAAAGTCTTTCTTAAACCTTGCAATAAAGTCTTGAGTACCATGACGATCGCCAGTAAGCATCATCTTAAACGCCGCCTTAAACTTGTCACGAACAACCTCAGGAGTAGAAGACTTGATAGCTTCAATGCCCATAATCTTCATCTTAGGCTCTGCGTATTGCACACCTTCAGAGTTATGAACATTGAGAATGTATCGTTTCTTAGCAGTCCAAATACCACGGTCAGCAATAACCTCACGTGCCATAACCATACGTTTGTCAAATGCGTTCATGTGATCATACAAGTTGTCATATGATTTCTCTAGCAATGGGATGAAATGTTCTTCACAAATCTTATCAAGTGCTTTGACCGGATCTTCAGGTTTAAGCTTTTTAACAAACGCGCCAAAGTTAACATAAACCGAGTCAGTATCGATAGCAATAACATAATCACGGTCGTTAGTCTGAAGAATACGGTTCATCTCAGCATTGATAGCACGTTCTGCCCATTGGATAGTAAGCTGACCTGACAGTGTGATGCCTTCTGCCATACGCATATCAAAGTAACGGAAATACTTATTACCCAAAGCTCCATACAAAGAGTTAAGAAGAATTTTAATAGCCATCTGACGGTTTTCAAGCTGGTTAATTTGCCGTTCGAGTTCTACTGTTTTATTCTTTTGATACTCTTGTTCACGCGCAAGCATTTCTTTCTTGACAGCTTTACGTTCACTATAGTAATCGACAATAAGCTTAGGCAAGAATCCTTGCTTATCTTTACGATATGAAGATCCGTTAATAGCAACAGCGACATTCATATCTCTAGCGCGAGGATCAACTGGCGTGTTCATATAATGCTCAACGCCTTCTTGGAAACGACCTTCCATAGATGTGACCAAAGTCTCGGGTGACATATTATATTGAACAATCAAGTTAGGATACAGCGAGTTAAGGTCAAATGATACGACCCAATCGTGTGCTCCAACATGAGGTTCTTTCACGTATCCGCCTGGATAGGGGTTCTTAACCTTTGGATCATTCGGCGGAACTGCGATCTTGGATTTACTCAACTCACGGTAAATGATTGAGTCCCAGATTGCAGTGGTTCCCATTGTGTCTTGATAGTTAACACCTCCACGATATGCCATAGTCATAGCAAGTGTAATAAGATCCATCTTTTCGTCAATACGTTCCACAAGCATAACGTCTTTGATGTTATAATCGATATAAAGCTGATAGTTTTCTTTATAAAGGTTTTGTAGGTTACCATATTCTTCATATGATAGCTTACGTTCTCCAAGAACTACATATGCAATATGATCAAGTTTATATGACTCTTGAGCGCCGTATGAATAACCAAACTTTTTAAACAGCTCGATGTAGTCCATCTGAGTAATACCTTTGATATCAAAAGCACACTGTGGTGAACCATTTACGGTAATTTCTTGGCGATCTACCATATTCCATGGAGAGAAAGCTTTAACCGCTTCTTCAGCACCGAGTCGAGCAATGCGATTTAAAATATAAGGAACGTCGAAGAATCTGATATTCCAGCCTGTAATAATGTCTGGGTAATTGTCTTTCCAGAACTTGATATACATCGCAAGCATTTCTACTTCGCTTTTACCACGATGCTCTTGGACAATCACGTCTTTCAGGATAGATTTATCTTTATCCCAGTCACCGAAGTGGAAAACGTGATATACGGCAGACTTACTTGACTTATGCGTAATAGCTGTGATAGGATGTGCAGCTTCATCAGGAAGAGGGAAACCATCTTCAGAATGGACTTCGATATCGATATTAGCGACATTGACCATTGAGCGGTCAAATTTAATATCACCTGGAAACTTATCAGTAATAAACTGATGAATGAAATTGGACGTGCCATATACTTCAGCGTTATCAATTTCTTCATAACGCTTACAAAAGTCAAGTGCTTCGGACATAGAGTCAAACTTGACAGGAGCAACTGGTCGACCTTGTAGGGTTTTCCAGCCGGTGTCTATCTGAGACGTGACATACATTGTGGGTTTAAATTTGTATCGGTGTTCAACAGCAGTGCCGTTGTCAGTGTATCCACGATATAGGATACTATTCCCATAACGGGAAACGTTTGTGTAAAAGCTCATATTACCTCCATAATCTAAAATATAGTATCACAGTTTGAGGTTATTGTACACCCCCATCGTAAGAGCCAAATGCCCAATATCTTTCTTTGCACCACCAGCATTCTTTACAAGGAGACGCTGAACTTATAACACAACTAGATGTCATATTAGATAAGTCTTTTAAACCAAAATGGTTATATTGAGCTGCTATGAATTTTTTATTAACTGTGGCAAAGGGAAAAACAAATTCTATACCAGGTTGTTTAGTCATTGCAATTAGCTCTTCCTCATTTGGATCATACGATCCGGTAGGTCGAGGAAGTCCTGGCATGCCGCGAGTAGTTCCATCTAAAACGGTATCACAACCGATAATATTAAATAAGTATTTTCTGGCTTCTCTAAGATAAGTGTTTTTACTTTCGGTGTCAATATCCGTTTGGTGATAGGTATGTAAGTACGGATTTTGAATACTTTTTCCTATAGGCAAGTCTTGGATATATTTTACAACATCCTTTCCGATATTGTGAACTTTGCAATTGGGCGCAGCTGCATCGTATGATATAGTTGGCCAAATTTTTACTTCATTCAATTGATCCCTACTATGTATCATAAGAGCCGTACAATACAAAATTAAGGCGGAATCAGCTCCGCCTGAAACGTGAATTCCAATATTTTTCCAATGAGCTGGAAATTTTTCAAAGAAGTCTACTACAACCCCATCATATTCTAAAATCATCTAATCACTCCTACCAAATGGTATCTAGTTTCGCTGGATGCATTAAATGCGGTATGCATTTTAGATGTATCTGTCATATACCATTGATTTTGTTTTAGGTGCTTAATCTCATCATCGATTACCATAAAGCACCCCTCTTGCGTTTTTATTGGAAAATGTATTCTTTTACTAAAGTCGGTATGCCAGGATAAACATGTATGAGGTTTAGATTTCATAATTCTAACCCTTCCTAAACTATATTTTTCAGAAAGAGCATTATATATTTTCTCAAATGATGTGCCTTTAAATATAGCACATAATTCAGTAAAATCTTTTTCGTGTAACCTGTTTGGTTTTGGCGTTTTAATTTTTTCGCCATTATCACATAATACCCAATCCCATACCATGCTTCCCACGCCAATCTGACAATTGTCTTCATATCCAACAGGATAATTTAAGCACACATTATCATATTCACATATGGACTTTAATTCTTCTAGAAGATTTTCATATACTGGAAGGTCGTATAATTCTTCAAAGTTTGCCATTATTAAAATACCTATTCATATCGTTATGCCTCTCAACAATATTCATGAGTTCTTCTTGAGCTGCTACTGCTGTATCAAACTCAAAACCGTCATTGACGTGATTAATAATTGTCCAGAATTGTTCTTTATCCATAGAAGTCATGCAATATATTGACATTGCCGCCATCATGAAATCAAATTCGGTTAGGTCGCCGTAAAGATCGTCTTCGTTCTCTTTAGCCATAAAAAATACCTCCGTATTGCTACAGAGGTATTTATTATATTTTACTTAATCTTTTGTAGAAACGAATGAATACATCTCTTTGGCTTTTGCCATTAGATCTTCAGTGGAATACATCTTATAAGCTTCTTTCAACTTATCTTCAATGTCCGTACGAGCTTTGTTGCCTTCAGCAACCATGTTTTCATAGAACTGGATGTTCATATGATATTGCTGATCCAAATATTCTTTGGCTAGTTGCAACATATCTGCACGGATTTCGAATGGATTCTTATTGCTCATTTTGTCACCTTTGCCATAGCTTCACCTACTGCATTGGCAAATGCGTTGGTTTGCTTCATTACATCTTTTGTATATTCTGTTTGTGTTTTAATGAAGTCATTAAGCGGTTTGCTAATCGCCTCATCTTTAACCCATGTGTCAACCCAAGTTTTCTTTGCGTTTTGGATTGTGTCAATAAACATGTTTGTCATATAATCGTTATTCATTTTCTTCTCCTGTGTGTGTTATCCAGAAATGTATATTCCATTAGGTCTATACCAGTTTTTCTGATTGTGTAAACTACCAAGTAAACTAATTACCTTACGAATTTCATTATCAATTTGACGAACTGGTTCCAATTGGCTTTCAGGAATAATAGTACTTTCAACGTGTGTTTTTCTACGTTCCTGTAATCTACCGATATAGTGATTTAAAGCCTCTTCAATTAAATAAACATCATTAACAGTTAAGTTAAAACTTGTATTAGGCTTTACCATTTCATCTTCTAGTATGTAAATCCTAGCCACTTGTGGCTAGGACTTTTTTATGAGCGATTAAGCTCTTTTAAACATTGTCTGGCTTCTTCGACGTACCCAAGTCTCGTAAGTTCTGTTGCAGCTCGGTAATATCCGATTTTATAGAAACTACGATTAACTTTTGCAAAAAGATCATTAAACCAAGACCCAATACTAGTAGTAGTGTTAAGCACCATAACATTCATCAGATCCACCCTTTCAAGTTCGGGTTAATCTCTAATTTATAGGATCTTTTATGATCTTTATCACCTCTTGCTAAAGCGTGAATATCACCTCTAGAAATACCAATATCGTTTAACTCTCTATCGGATAGTTTGTATAACGAGTTTTCGGTAATTCTAATATCTTTTAGTTCTTTAATCTTCTGTAAGAAACTGTTTAGTTTGTGTATTAAGTGTGTCATTTGAGACCTCGTTGTTTCCAATTGAAATTTTACGAGGACGCTGATCTTCTGGGACTACATACTTCAACTCAATTGCTAGTATGCCGTCTTGAATATCTGCTCCGTGCACTTGCACGTGTTCAGACAATCTAAAGGTGCGTTTGAATTTCTTCGTAGAAATACCACGGTGAATATACTCGCGACCTTTGGAAACATGATCACCTGTTACGGTAAGGGTTCTATCGTGTAGCTCAATATCGATACCATCTTTACTGAAACCAGCTACTGCCAGTTCAATTAGATAATCCGATTCACCTGTTTTAAGGATATTATGAGGAGGATAGTTATCGTAGGCATGCTTTGTAACGTGATCAAGTTCTTTAAAGAGGTGATCAAATCCTACAAAGGCTGCAGGTGGAAATGAAGTTGTGTTGATTCGTCTGCTTGTCATTGTGTTCTCCTTTTTCAAGCAAGAATATTAAGAGCCAGGTTCTCCTGCGCTCAAGTGTATTTATCCTAAAAGGCAAAAATAAGCTATACCATTACAGAATACCTGGTATTACCTTTTAGGATAAAATTATTTATTACCGATGTTATATTTCGGGCAGAGTTCCCATTGCTCTTTTTCTTTGAATGGGATAATTTTAATTTGACGAAGAGGCGCCAATTGTAATGTATCACCCTTTTTAGCAAACTGAATTAGCCCCCAGTCACTTAAAAGCATAGCAATACTATTTCTACGTTGGATATCATTTACTTCAAGATTGGATTTTTTACCATCGAGAAGAAATAACTCTTTAAAATGCACAATAAAATACCTACCCTGCTTATGCAAGATATGGCAAGATTGATACAATTTCTTATCTTTACGGGATGCTACACCGATTCGTGTTAGTGTTTCTCTAACCTTTAGGAAGTCATCGGGTTCATTCAATGTAACTTCAAGCATGTCAGATGGTGTCCATTGGACATTATTTTTTTGTTCTACCACCTTTGTTCACCTTTTCTCTCAAATTCATTATTTGGTCGGATGAGAGAAGGGGCAAAACTTGTCGGGCTTTTTCATTACTATAGCCATAATATTCTTTTACCACTTCAACATCATTAACCAATTCAGGTTTATTCCATTTAGAAAAGCGTTTTCGCTTTCTGACAATATTTATGAGAAAATGATATTGTAGTTTTTTGTCTAAACTGGCATGTTTATTCATCTCATTGACCATTAATACGGTATCATTAAAGTATGAGAGTGAACGATTTACAGTAAAAGGAATGTATGCCTTTTCTGCCAAATCATCTATCATTAAATCTTGTTTAGTGGTATTAATAGAGTTCACATATTCAAATGGGTTCATTATCTAATTCCTTTTGTATAAGGTGAGATATCTCATCAGTTATACAAATTTTGTTTCCATCATTATCAAAAGCCCACATCCATATATCAGCAGGTTTAAGATTATTCTCTAGGCAATACTGTGCCTGAATAGGTTTCGCGTGACGAGTTATATAGTTGCAATCAAAAAGAGGAAGGATATTTTTGGCTACTTCTGTTGCAAATATATTGTAATAACTATATCCAAAATGTTCTGATATAGGAACAGTTAATGTCATCGGCAGACTATCCGAAAACACTATACCCGACCTGATACCACCTAAAAGAAAATTCTTACTCATACTGAATGCAACAGCATCAAATACTTCTAGGCTTGTGTCAAGTGTATCGAATGTAGTTCCATAAAAAGCGCAATCTAAAAAGATCTTAGATCCATTATTTTGACATATGGAAATAAGATCTTTTAGCCATGGAGTAATACCACCTTCGTGATTAGGTTGACTAACTATAACATAACTGTTTGGCTCAATCAAATCCAATCTAGCGCTACTGATACCTACGTTATTATACGACATACAGAGCACTTTGTAAAATTTATAATCAGTATCAAACCAGTATATTTTATCATACTTGTTATATACATGTGCTAACTGGTGCGTTAAAGCCTCATGGATGCCATTAGTAATTGCCCACTCTTTTTTATTTTCAGCACCTGAAAACTTTGATATCCATTCAACCCAAGCTTCTTTACACTCAACTAAATCGTCAAAATTGCCTTTATTTTTTATAGGTGTTTTTGCCAAAACCTCAGAGATTTGGTATGGTAAAAAACTATACACCGTCATATCAGTTCTTTCAATCTAGGAGCAAGTGTAGGACTAATCTTTGAAAGCCATTCGTTAATTTCATATAAAGCATATGGTTTAAGATCATCGGTCCTGCGGCGCATATATTTAAAATCAAACATAATAACTTTACCGTCAAGCTTAGTCATATTCGATAACGCGCCATTCAATTTATACACATCAATCTCTTTGAAATACTTATATATCTCAACTATTTGATCTTCAATATCCGGTATGTCATCATAACCTTGAATTAAAAGATCCGGACCGTAATATTCTTGAGTAACGGATTTCTCATTCACATTAATTTCAACGAGTTTTGGCACCCAAGGCAAACCATGCAATTGTATTTGACTAGCGACTTCAGCTTCCCATTTCTGATTTATATATTCAGGCGTTTGTATAGTCTGTTCTCCCGAAACAGTAATGTTATCGGGATTATAGTATTTTTTTATAAATCTTCTGTCTTCGCTTAAATAAACCGAAGCAACTCTTCCAATGTTAGGATCCGGATGTACAAACCTATCCCATTTCATCACATTCGATACCACCATCAATAGAAGGCCACATAACGCGTTCAATTCTCTCTTCAAGTTTTTGTTTAGTAAGAGCTGTAGATTCCCCCTTCTGAACATTAACGGTATCAAAGTAAAGCTGAGGGACTGTTTTATAACCTTGTTTTTTAAACCATTCCATAGCAGTATCACTATTAGAAATGTTAACCTCTTGATAAGAGAAACCCCACTTTTCAAGGTTCTTCTTTAGGTTCTTACAGTAAAAGCATTCATCTTTAGTATAAATTGTTAGCATATTATCTCCTAAAATGATGTTACTGCGTCTACCAGAATTTGAAGACGCATAGTGTCCATAGCAATATCATGACGAGGATCGTGAGCAATAAAGTGTTCAGCCAAATCATCTGGAACAAAGTTGTTTTTGATATAGCCAGTAATAGCTAGACCTTCGATGTAACTGATTGTATCACGAACATCCCACCACGCATATGGCTCTGGGTTACCAGTTGCTTTCATAAGAGAAGTCATAAACACCGGATCAAATGTATTTCGGCGTGTATATGTTAATCCGGGATAATCCGGCATATTTTCTCTATAAAACGAATACAGTTCAGAGATAGGTCGGTCAAGTGATGGGTTAGGAGCAATAGACTTTTGGGCTTCTTTACTCTGATTACCCCACCACTCAACGGTATCTTTACAAATTGTACGGCCGTAATTTTTAACCTGATCTACAACATCAAACTTCATAAACTTGGCATTATCAACCAACTCGTTATATGTATACGGATTTGATGTAAAACGTTTAGGGTCAAAGTTAAGCATAGCAAAGGATACCACTACACCGTTAACGGGATCCTGTGACATAGTCTCAAAGTCATAGATTGTATTCATTGGATTTGTACCTCAGACATAATTTCGGTCATACAAGCCACAAGATTGAGTTCATGGTCTGCAACGAATGCTGCTTTATACTGATAGTCAGCAAGGATAAGAACGATTTGTGGAATGCTAGCAGGGGCAACTTTATCGTAAATGCGATCATATACGCCACGAATAATAGCTGTTGTATCAAGATCCATATTGTTTACGATCCATTGCCGCATATTCTTAAAGTCTTTGGCTTTGATGTGATTAAAGAGTTCATCAAATTGTCCAGCAGTTCCTGCCATAGCCGTAGCAATATTAAGTTCACCGCCATTACTATTACGTTGGATTTCATTAATAACACGACGCCAGTCTGGAGTGTATTTCATAATGACTTCTGCAAGATCTTTATCCTGATATGTAACGTTCTCAGTATCAAGAATAGTTTGAAGACGCTTCATCATCTGAGCAGCAAGTGGCGCAGTATCCTTTTTGGTCGTGTTGAATTCGTATACACCACAACGTGAATGAAGTGGTTCAATAATACGGTTCTTAAAGTTACAAGTGAGAATAAAGCGACAGTTATCAGAGAATTGCTCAATAAAACCACGCAACGCAGGTTGTGTGGACTGAGCATTCATATAGTCAGCTTCGTCTAGAATAACAACTTTATATCCACCGGCAAAGCTGACAGTAGAAGCAAACTGTTTAATTTTACCACGAAGCGTATCAATGTTACCTTCTTCAGATCCATTGATTACGATATAGTCAAGACCCAACTCATTACACAAAGCCTTAGCTGCCGTGGTCTTGCCTAATCCAGCAGTACCGGTGAAAAGCATATTCTGCAATTCACCGGTATCTACCATATTCTGAAGTGTCTTCTTGAGTGCCGTAGGCAGAATAGTTTCAGAGATTGTTTTTGGGCGATATTTCTCTACCCATAGAAAGTCTTTAGACATAATAACTCCAATTCAAGGTTTGTTCATTATAATATATTAGGAGTATAATGTAAACTATTATTCCTGTGCTGCAGCCTCTTGGGCGGAGGCTTCTGACATAGCAATGAGTTGAACACATTGGTCACGGAGCTGGCCGATTGTAGTAAGTTCTTCACCGCGGAATCCGCCACGTTGTACAACAGTGTCGATTACTGCCATTGTGCTACGTGCTACTCGTGCAGAGATTTCAATAATTTGTTTGTCCATTTTAGGCTCCGTAAGTTGAGGATTTTTCTAGTGCAATCCAGTAAACGATATCTTGCTCAGTATGAGTAAAGCGAGACATGAGTTTAGATGAAAGCCCGACCTTGTACGTGCCTGGAATGATTTTTAGGTTTGGGATACCAAATACCAATGAGAAGTTTTCATGCTCATACGTTCCAGCAATATCAAGGCTGAATGTATTTGATGTTGGATTTTCTGGGTCAAACACGGTAAGAACCAATGATCCATTAGCCGCAGTAACTGACACAAGAGAATGTCCAAGAGCTGATGCTGCACGTTTGATTTTGTTTAGTGTATCCTGATCAAACTCAAACTCTACTTGGAAGCTATTCATTTCCATAGCTTTATCTAGCATAGTACCATTAGGCGATGTGAGCATATCAGTATCAGTGAAGAAGTATTTAATCTTTGAACGACCAGTTGAGTCAGCAATAACAGCAAACTTTTCTTCAAATTTAACTTGAGGTTCATCAACAAGTGAAAGAACACCCAAGAATTCATTCAAGTCATATACGCCGAATGTAGATGGAAATTCAGCGTCAACAGAAGCAGCAGATAGAATATTACGTGCTTCAGAGATGGTGCAGATACGTGAACCTGCATTGAAAACGATGTTGGAATTAATACCAGCATAGTTCTTAAGGATTTGTGTGGTTGAGTCAGATAGTTTCATAATGTCTCGCTTTCGTTTCGCATTTGTATATTGTACATAATATTAAGCAGATTGTAAACTAAAATCTTTCATCTTTGAAAAGTTTTTATCTTTGTAGAATTCAATCTTGTTTTTGAATTTGCCTTCAAGAATTTCACCCTTATGACTGATAACAAATACATTAGTATCATCGCCTAGTGTATAAAGGATTTTCATAAGGTTATCAACACCATCGTGATCAAGAGATGAATCAAACGTTTCATCAAGAACCAAAAGATTAGTCGCAACGCTATTTTTCATCTTAGCAATTTGACGCCATGTGAATAGAAGCGCCAAGTCAATGCGCTGCTTCTCACCCTCAGAGAATGAGTCATATGAGAAAGCATCACGGTGGCGTGAACGAATAGTCTCTCTAAACTCTTCATCCAAGTTGAAGTGTACAAAGAAGTCAAGGATTTGTAAATACTGATTAACAAGGTTGTTGATAATAGGAATATACTGTTTAATAACTTTAGTTTTAATGCCGGTATCTTTTAGCATCTCTCCCATAACAGCATTATATGACATTTCTTCATTTAGGATAAGTCTGTTTTCCATCAAAGCATTTTGCTCAGATTTCATCTCAGATAATTCTTCATTAGCTCTACCAAGATCGCCTTCACGGGCAGTCAATCTACTAATGTCGGTATTCAACGAAGAAATACTGCTATGAAGTCTATTGATAGTCTGGTTATTGCTATTAATTTCAGATTGACGCTGACGAATAAGTTCATATGCATCTGTAAATTTAGCAATAGATTCTTCAATACCTGAAGCTTCGTCCGCAATCTTATTCAATGCACTTTGAAGTTCAGATGCTTTAGACTTTGCAGCTTGAAGTTTAGTAGCTCTGAGATCTTCTTCAATCGATTGCGTGCATGTAGGGCAATTGTCATTCTCTTCATAGAACTTAGCATCACCTACTACACCTTTAATCTGAGCATTAAATTGTGCTTTATACTGAAGCAACGCTTGACGTTTATCAAGTGCCGCATTTAGTCCAGCTTGCGTTTTTTCGCTTTGTGCTTCAATAAAGGCACTAGCAATACCATTTTCAGATTGGATTTGAGAAATCTCTTCTTCGATAGCTTTGATTTGCGTATGCTTAGAATTGATTTCTTCTTCATTCATCTGAGTGATATCACGAATATACTTCTTCTGAGATTCAACAGAATTCTTTTTCAAATCAAGTTGATATGCAATATCTTTAAGCCGATCTTTGAGGACAGAATTCTTCTCTTTGATAAGTGTATTCATTTTAGAAAACACATTAATATCCAGAAGATCTTCGATAACATCACGACGATGTTGTGCTGGTAACTGCATAAACGGAATAAACGACGAAGAGCCTAGAACAACAATTTGGTGAAAGCTTTTATGATTAAGCTTAATAATATTTTGTTCTAATAGCTTCTGATATTCTTTAGCATGCGAGTCTTGGTTAATCATAATACCATTTTTCCAGATCTCAAATACCTGAGGCTTGATACCACGAACAACCTTATATTGTGATGAACCAACACCAAATTCAATTTCAACCAGACATGCTTTATTATTAATACTATTAACAAGTTGTGGTTTATTGATATTACGGTGAGGCTTGCCAAATAGAACAAATGACATTGCATCCAACATAGTAGATTTACCAGCACCATTCTGACCTACGATCAAAGTGGAACTAGTTTTATTTAATTCAATTTTGGTGAAGGTATCGCCGGTAGACATAAAGTTTTTCCAGCGAAGGGTTTTAAACCTGATCATGCAATTTCCATAGCTTGGGCTTCAGTGAGAAGATTACGCATAGAGACTTTTAGTTTGTCTTTATCCAAATCAGTGTCAACAGCATCCACGTAACTATCAAGTAGCTCAGTCGTTTCTTCGACTGATACTGCTTCATCTTCTACGTTTTCACCTAAGAATTCATTGAAGTTTTCAGCGATCTTGAGTTCGTGGATCTTCTGTGATTGTATTCTATCAATAAACTTGTCAAATGTAAACAGGTCAGTTTTATTAATTACAACCACTTTAACAAACTTACCATCCAAATGCGTGGTATCATACATTTGATAATCCATTTTTGTATCGTCGTAGTTAATACGTTCGAACAATGTATGGGGATTTGTAACAGAGGTTAGTTCACGTGTAGCTGTATCGAGGATATGAAATTTCTTAGGATCATGAGCATCTGACCAAGTAAACTCAAGTTGAGTTCCAAGATATTCTACGTTATCTTGTTGAGATGCTGTATGGAAGTGACCTGAAATAACCTTTTCAAACCGTGAAAAGATTTTATGATCCATACCAGCATGTGCTTGCACGCCTTTAAGAACATCAAATCCCTGAAGTTCTAGGTGACCTCCAAGCCAATCAGCTTTACATGTCTTAATAAACTCAAGAGATTTATCATAGTTTTCGGAACAAACCCATGGCAACAACGCAAGCTTAAATCCATTTAGATTAAGAACAGTAGGATCCATATGGATAGTAACTTCACCCATATAGTGGCCGAGCAACTCTTTCAAAGCATTTAGATCATTAGTATTCTTATAGAATGTATCGTGATTACCTGGAATTACATCCATATGGATGTGGTGTTTTCTCAGATTGGCAAGAAAAGATTTCCTGAACTTATGTAGAGATTTAAAATTAATAAACTTACGATTATCAAACACGTCACCCAAATGAATAATACGCTTAATTCCATTATCAACGAGATAAGGAAAGAAAACATCGTTATAAAAAAGGTCAGCATTATCGGCAAAAATGTCAGAAGAATTCCTAACACCACAATGAGTATCATTAATAATAGCAACTTTAGACATCCAAAATATTCCACTTAGGTTTCCAACCGAGATCTGTAAGCCACTTAATATCAGCTTTAGTGACTACACGTTCCCCTTCAGGATTTTCTTCAATATACTCACCTTCGTATCCATATGCCTTTGCAATATCAGCAACAGAAATAGTTTCACCTGTGCCAATATCAACAGCTTTAAGGAAAGCAAGTGCTTCGAAGTTCTCAAGTAAAAGTTTAATAGCGCTTGAGATATCTTCAACATGAATCATATCACGAAAGTGATTAGCATTGATAAAAGAAACTTCACCTCGTTCAAGCTTTTTATAAAGCATATCATCACGACCTGGCCATATAGTATGGAAACGCATACCGATGGAGCTATAATTTTCAGCTTGAATTTCATTCATCTTTTTAGTCGTGCCATATGGATTAGTCCACCATTCAGCGGCATTAGATGAGGATGCATATAGAACTCTTTTAATCCCACATCGTTCAGCAAACTCCAACATAAGTTTCGTTCCGCCGACATTATTATTGTAATAAAGCTCAGGATCTTCAATAGATGGCCTTACACCAGCTAATGCGGCTAGATGAATAATGCCATCAAAAGGAGTCAAATCAAGTAGCTTATTCCAATCTTCAGCTTTGGTAATATCACTACCTTTGCCAAATTCGCCGCCAAATGGAATAATATCATATCCACGGTCAGTAAGATATTTTGTAAGGTAGGTGCCAACCATACCTTCTTCACCTGTCATCAAAATTCTCATAATTTAGTCTCCAAAAATGGTGCTAAGATCAGAGTCGTTAGAGCTCACCACGCGCTTTTTGCGCAACTTTGCTGCTTTGGCCTCTTCTTTATACTTCACATCAAAGTAAGTATCTTTTTCTTTCAACTGATCAATCTTGCCTTTTAGCTGATCGATGAAAGCATGCCCTGCTTGAATACTGGCTTCATCAGCGCCTTCAACTGCAAAGTCTTCAAATGGGGATTGTGAAATGTATTTCATCTTAATATCTTGTTGCTTCTTTTCCTTTGCAATACGATGCAAGAAAGCATACCAAGAAATTTGTGTAAAATAGGAAAACGCATTAGGCATACCCGTGCGTGTAGGTGCATCAATATTATAGTTATTAATTGCTTTAAGACAATTTTCAACAGCATCCATTACCATCTCATCTCGGTATGTGTATCTGATGAAATTTGCCCTGTGTGAAAGTCCTTCAGCTATTCGTAGAAATGACTGTGCAATGTAGTTAGTCACCTTCGGAATCTCTGTTCCAGCTTCCTTTGCTTCAGTTACACTCTTGACATAGTCAACGACTGCAAGTGAAAACTCTTTATTATTAACGTAGTGTGGTCTATCTTTAGGTTTCATATTATATTCCTAGCATATATTACTGATTATACATCAGCTCTTAGGGTAAGTAAATCAAATTATTTTAATGATATGCGCATTTTTATGTGTACATATCTGGTAATGTGTGTATAATAGAAGTAATACTTCTGGGGGAGGAGAAGTATACTATTAATGCAGCTTATCCTTTGGCTTAAACTTTAGGACTTTATTATTCGTCGGTTCATCATCTTCCGGTACCGCTAATGGATCTTCGTCTTCTTCAGCGCTTTCATCGAAATTAAACTGTGAAATATGTTCATCATACTGATCAATCACTTTTTTATCCGGCTGAACCATACAAATAACTGAATGTGCATTAAGAGCTAATACTTTATTTGGCTCATACAAATGCATCATGAAAGGTTTAAAGGTATAATACCTTATTTGATTCTCAAAATCTTCGTGGGATACTAATGTATAAGCTGATCTGAGAAGTAACGTATGCTCAATTCCATCTTCCTCATCGTATAAAGCTTCAGTCAAATCGCAAAGAATTTCTTCTCCAGTGATAAGCTTCATTTGTTTTACGTTAGCTACCATTAATTATTTTCCTGTTGATTACTTTATATCTATCTCGTAAATTTTGTAGTCAAATTCTTGTTTAGCATACATCTTAACACGTTCTGCTGAGTGTTCTAATGTGTAATTCTTCCTATGTCCCCAATGTAAGTCATCAGCAATATCGTAAAGTTGTGCTATAGATCCGTCGTCTGATTTTCTGAGTCCTCGTCCAATTGATTGGAGAACTCTGATTTGAGACTTGGATGGGGATGCAAATACGATATTATGCAAATTCCTAATATTAATCCCAGTGGAGAAAGTGCCAAGACTAGCAACAATGATAGCATTCTTTTGTCCTTCTACGATCTTACGAATTGCTTCACGGTCACTCGTGGCGGTTTCACCAGATACAAAAAAGATTTTTCTGTTTTCATGGGCTTTGTCTCGAATCATTTCAAACAAAGGTTTACCATGTTTTTCTACAAAATTAAATAGTACGAGAGTATTGCCATCAAGATCCAAAGCGAGATTAGAAATGAGCTTATTACGAGACTCGTTTCGAACAATGAAATCCAGTTCAGCTTGATAATCTTGTTTACCCCAATTTCGACGGATCTCTTCATCATATTTGAGTAAAAGTATAGAGATCTTGAGTTTAGCAAGTGTATCTTCATCTTGAAGTTTCTTTGTTGTTGTTACATTATATATCTTCCCAAAAAGCCCTTGTAATACGAGTTCATGGGTTTGAGAACCGTCAAGTGTACCTGTTGTTCCCCAACGATATTCGGCTTCTTTGCATTTATCCATAATAGTGGTGAGAGACTTTGATTTAAAGCCATGACATTCGTCACCAATGACAGCACCGAATTGTTCAAACCATTTCGGTGGCAGTTTGTAAATTGACTGCCAGGTTGAAATGATAATTTCTTTATCGGTCTCTTTATCTCGTCCAGAATAAATCCTGTGGACGCAGTCTTCGACAGGCATTCCATAATCTGCGAAGTCGTTATACATTTGCTCAACCAGCGAAGTCGTTGGTACAATAACCAAGACTTTCCTGTTTGCCTTCCTAAGAGAAAGTAAATATCTTTGGACGAGTGTGTAGATGATAAGAGACTTGCCAGAGCCCGTTGGTGAAATAAGTACTGCTCTTTTTCTGTGGAGTCCTTCGCAAACTGCGTCAAATTGGTAGTCTCGTATTTCAATTGGTTTACCTCTTGATTGTAACTCTAGTCTATCAACAAATGCTTTAATTTCATTTGGATCAATATCTATTTGACTATCCGGTCGACCATAAAAATTATTATGTTCTACTTCAATAGTATATTTTCTAGGTTTGGAGAATTCAGCTAAGAATGGAAATAATCCAACAGGTAGTTCCATTTTATGAATATTAAATAGTCGGATCTTACCGTCCCAGACTTTATTTTTGTACGCCGGCATAAATTTATAGCCAGGCACAAAAAATGAAAAGAAATCAGTAAGCTCATTGGCAATACCATAATCGCAGGTAATTTCCATAAAAGAGTGGTTTTTATTTTTAACTTTAATGATTTCCATAACAATACTCTATTAAATTATATTCATAGATATATATGTTGGAAATAGGAGATAATATGATCCGTAGCGATAACGAATGGTCACGGTTAAAAAGAGTAATACTTGGTTCAGCCGAAAATTTTAATTTTCCAAAAAATGATCCAGAATACTCTACTTGGGATGAGGCACCTATTGGTCCTGCGTCTCCAATCGCCATACATGAAACTCAAGAAGCTTTAAATTTATTTCAAGCTGAATTAGAAAAATTAGGAGTAGAGGTTATTAGACCAAAGCCTATTGATTATGTAAAAGAAGACGGTTTTGGATGTTATTGCCCTAGAGATACCACATTAGTTATTGGCGATAAAGTAATTCTTACGCCTACTGTATGGCCAAATCGCCGAATTGAATGGAAAGCGATCCGCGCTGCTTTAGGAGACAATGTCACAACTGTTGATGATCCAGCGGCAGTATTTGATGCTGCCAATATAATTAGATGCGGAAAGGATATTTTATATCTAATAAGCTATTCTGGAAATGAAGCTGGAGCGGATTGGCTAGAAAATTATTTGGGACCAGAATATATTGTGCATCGACTAAATGCAGTATATCAGGGAATGCATCTAGATAGTACTATAGTTCCTCTTAGAGATGGTTTAGTCATGTTAAATTCAGAAAGAATTAAAGAATATCAGTTACCAGATTTTATGAAATCTTGGGATAAGATTTGGATAAAACAAGAAGACTTGATTCAACCGAAGGGTTGGGATCATATGACTAGTAATTGGATAGGAATGAATGTTTTAAGCTATGATGAAAATACTATATTCTGCGATTCTAATCAGACCATTCTAAGAAAAAAATTTGATAAATATGGAATAGAAACAATAGGCGTTAATTTGCCGCATGCAAAAATGTTTATGGGTGGTCACCACTGCGTAACATTAGATTTGCAAAGACTATAAATATATAAAAGGAGAAATTAATGACTTATGCCGTAACTAAAATATTTAGAATCAAACCCCAGTATGTGGATGAAATTCCCCACTCGACTATAGAAGAGTTCAAAGCACATGTATTACAACAGGGCGCTAATGGCGAAAGGGGTGAAGATTATTATATCGAACTGTTAAGAGCTGCCAATATCCCTGGTTGGAATGAAAAAGAGGCCGGCTTCATTGCAGCCAGAAGTAATAAAACTGAATCTTTTGATGATGTGACAAAAGAATACACTGTTACCAGAACTTGGGAAAGTTTTGATCAGTGGTATGAATATTCTAGTTGTGTAAACTACGCAAACCTACAGCAAAACCACGAGTACTTAAGTAAGTATTATTTTGCGGAACAGGTTTAACCCCCAGCTTCAAACATGCGCCACTTAATCATATTACCTATGGTTTGGTGGCGCCATTTTATATTATCTACAATTTCCTGTAGTGTCTCTACTAACACTTTTAATTGCTGAATTTCGTCTTCTGATTTCTGAATATCAGTATCAGCATCATAGTAGTAATCCATTTCCCCTTTAAGAACTTTAAGTCCTTTAAACGGATCAAATTCCCAGCCTTTAGCTTCAATTTCTTCTTTAGTCATTTTACCGTTATAGTAAAGCCACTTGTCTTTCAATAGAGTTTTTTGCGACATTTGTGCTCGACGAAGCATCATTTTAGCTTCAGCGTGCATGGGAAGGTATTTTGCATGAAGCATAGGTGTCTGCCTAGATGCCTCATCTAATGACGCATTATTGATAATACAGTCTTTTTCCCACATAGTAATAACTGGTTCAAGGTATTTCATAGTATACTCCTAATGCTTTTATAGCATTATATCAAATTAGTCAGTGATTGTAAATGTCGTATAAGCAAACGTGACTGGGAATGTGATGTACTGTACATTATCAACCGTAGATTGGAAGTTGATAGTTCCTACGTTGATCGGGAATGCTCCCTGATATACAATCTTATCTATCTGATTATTATGGCTACTCAAGACTGATAGCGTGATATCATACATCGGCAAATCTTCATCGGCGTCTCTAACTCCGCTTGCTAACTTGTTTTTCATAGTAGCGCCAGATTTGACCCAATTGAGCATTTCTTTGTATACATTCATATTCTCATCTACAATAGCATCTACAGTCAATTGACCATATTCAATTTTGTCTCCTGGAGTTAGTAAGTTTGTTCCACGGAATTGTACAATCGTAGGCGCTACTGATACATCTGGATGCTGGACTGATTGCGCAAAGAACTCTAAGTTCTTGAAACGCTTCCTTAAAATTACAAGTTTAAACCCATTAGGTTGTAAGAAGTTCTGGGATTCTAATGTAGATTCTGTGGTAGCCATAACTAATCCTCTGTTGCTTACGTGTATTTATATGAAAAAAATCTGAAAAAAATCTAAATTAGCTGTTTACATGGGTTTGGTTTATTCGTATAAAGAATACATCAAAAGGAGATACACAATGCAAATCACATTCGATACTCGCTACATCAAATCATACTCAACCATCAAGAACCTCAAAAAAGCAGTTGAAAAATTCGAAGAATGTCGCTATGTGGTGTCTGTAACAGAAGAAGGCCGTTTTTATCCAATCTTCATTGGAGAAGAAGCATTACAAGCTGGCGTCCACTTTCACAACTTCCCAGTAACTAACTAAGGAGATATACGCTATGATGCAGTTCAACGCTATTAACGAAATCATCGCAATCGCCACCAACTCGATCAAAGAGGTGCGCATTGAACGGTTTGTTGATACCATCAATTTTGATCGTAATCACTGGATGGTTTATACACCTGAAGGCCGCCTCTTGGATGACTTCACTTCTGCTGGTCCTTTCGTAGATTTCGAATCGGCTAAGCGTAACGCAGAAATGAACGTAGGCATGAAGATGAACTGGGAAGATTTTTAATGAATCGCACTATCCACTATGTAGGTATGGATCAGGCCACTTACGAACGTGCACGACGCGTTTGGGGTGGTCCTGCATACTACCACAGGTGGATGGACGACCGGGTTTGGACTGAGGTTGGTCCTGACGATGTGGTAGTCGTTGATGATCCAACTTATAACAAATATGTTTGGGATGCAAGTGCAGTTCCTAGTCAATACACTGATTGAAATG